TTTTGTAAGACAGGTTGGGGATATCATCATTGATAACCTTACCGGCCTTGTTCTTCTGCGCCAGATTCTTATCTGCCAATAACTGCAATGCGCGATGAACAACCGTACCAAGAAGTGCTTTCTTGTTAGTTTTATCGCGTAATGACAGATTGTATTGTAGAAAGAACTTCTGTTCACAAAATTCTAACTGACCAAGTGAACTAGATCTGTGGTAGCATACTAACATAATTACTCTTATAAATTATCGAGGGGTCTAGATGAGTAAATGAACCCGGACTAAACCGGATGACAAGTTGAACCTAGATCCCCTCGATGTATTTAGGTAAAATTCCCCATGCCTGAATCTGTTCAAGCACAAGCTTATTCTGTTCTTCTATACCAATATTTGTATTATCAATAATACCATCATAGTGTTCCTTGTATTCAGATGCTTTTTCGCTATCATGCCCATCTGAGGTTTCTGAATTTCTAGTAAAGTAAATAACCTTCCCGCCAGCTTCATGAACAATGTCAATTTCGTTTTTGAATCGACAGTCGCCAATGAGTGCTAGGTTGGGGTTTTCTTCTTTGATCTGGTTAATACAGAGAGAAACCCATACGTCGTTTTTGATTCTACGGCAGATGTTTGTCCCAAAAGTTTGCATGAACTCGCGGGCTGTCATTGGGCCGGAATTTGACTTACTACCATCAAAGGTTTGAAACTTACCTCCGGTTAGCACAATAGGAATATCGTCCCACAGAATATCGGTCAGACTGTTCTTTTCTTCATCTGTACCATAACACTGCTCACGAGTCAGACCAAAAAGACCCATGCACATTCTCTTTAGCGGGTCTGCAAAATTATAAGCCCTGACGAAAGGCCAAAAAGTGCTTGATGCATAGTCCACAAAACTTTGACTATCCTGAAAAACATCAAACACACCCATAGATTCAAATTCTTTGTCATTATCATCTAGGTATTTAGCATTAACAACTAGTCTACCGCCCTCATCTACAAAAAATTTCTTAATGAAACCATGAGATTTCATCTCGTGTCCATGAAGAAAATTTACAGATGTGGTTTTACCGGATTGTTTAGCACCAGCAAATGCTACAATATTTGACATTAAACATATTTCTTTATTTGTGGTATAATCTGTTCTTGGATTTCTTCAACCGTTAGCTCGCCAATATCTTTCTTGCTGAAACTAACAGTTTTTAAGTTAAACATCTTACCGTATTTTTTGATAATCTTATCTCTACCCTGTTGTCCAGCCTTGTCATTATCAAGGGCGAGGATTATATTATCTACTGATGCTCGTTCCAGCAAGATGCTTTGTTCATCATTTAGGTCACAACCAAAAATTCCAACACAATTAAGAACACCCGCTTCGTATAACCGAAGAACATCGCCCTGACCTTCTACTAGCACCGCCGAGCCGGTCCTTTTCATTCTTTCGTATGCTTTATTGTATCCAAACAGATTCTTACCAGCAGAAAAACCTTTGCTAAATTTCCACTTTTCCTTTGGATTCTTTTCTATAGATCTACCGACAACACCAATGATCTCATTGTTATCAAAACTGCCGGGGTTAAAAATCGGAAAAACACTCCGGTTATACATGGGTTTCGTTTGGTCGCTGCAAAACCCAATACCAAATTCTTCCAGAACTTCTTTTGAGAAACCTCTATTTGTAAAGTATGGACAGGGGATGGTTAGGGTCTTTACAAACCTGTCTCTATAACAAAGTATGCTATTATTGGTCTTTTTACTAAAAACCTGATGCACTACATCATAATTATCAACCCTTATTGCAGTCTTGTCAACCGAAATGACAGATTCTATATAATCAATTGTTTCTTTAAACGAAAATTCCTTGTTCATTTTTCTACTCAAAATACCTTGGATTAAGCCAAGTATGTCATTGGGGAACTTTTCGTGACATTTCTGTGTATTGCAAAACCATGCACCCGCCCATTGAGATTCTGGATCAACGTTGATATTGAAGCCAGATGGGTTGTCACCATCATGAACAGGACACGCCCCTATTAATTTATCGGCGCTGTGAAACAAATCTATATCAAGAGCCTTCGTCAATTTCTCCACCTGAAGAATCGCTGACCTCTTGATCTGGTTCTTGTTTGTCTGGGAATCCATCTTGTTTTTCTCTGTGTATTCTTTCAGCATCTCGTTTAGTACCTATCTCTTCTAATCTTGCTAACTCACCTGTCATTCTCATAAATATGCTGTTACCATCCATGCCGGGACCGTGCCTTGCAACAACAGGTATTAGTCTTCTATTAACCCCGTTGCCTAAATTCTCTTCTGCTATTTCCTCTGGACTCCTTGCTTTAAAAATAGAAAAAGATGTACATAACCAGATCAATCTATCCGACCCGGAAATAACATCTTCAGATTCTCTTGTGATACCGTCTCTATTTAATTGCACGAATGCCAAGCAGGGTACATCATATTCTACACAGAAATTATGTAATTGTGTGATTTGAAAACCGAGTGCTTGAAATTCTGCAAGATTATTGCTAATACTCTCAGAAGTCATTAATTTAAGATAATCATAAATTATCAAACAGTCATTCATCCTACCTTCGTCATTGTACCCGACATGCTTGAATAACCATCTTCTAGCAATACCTATTATCTCATCAAATGATTTTCCCGCAACACTAATATAATGGTATGGTATTTCTTTTACTTTTTCGGCGGCTTCATCAACATTATCAACAAGTTGTTTTTCTTTATTGAATTTACTACTTGATATATCATTGATGGCGACCCCAGATAGGTTAGCTAGAAGCCTATTCCAGTGATCTTCTTGACTCATTTCTGTGTCGAGAATCAATACTGGCGTTCCGCGATCAGCAATACTTAATGCCACGTTATCTGCTAACGTAGACTTACCACATTTTGCTCTCGCGCCAATTAGATCCACAGCACCACGACGAAACCCACCACCAATCGCTTTGTCATAAATTGGAAATCCACTACTGACTCCAGGATCAGTTTCTTCATTTGCTTTTAAAAGGTCGAGGTATTCATCTAAATCTTTACCAATCAACTTGGTGGTACTATTGTCCTCCCGAATATATTTAAGACAGGCGTTTTGTATTCGCGTTTCTGGTATTGAAACAATTTCAGTCACTGTCTCATCACCATCTACTTCTGACAATGACGAATAGATTACTCTTAACTCATTTTGTAAATCTCTAGTTAATTGTAGTTTGCGGATTTTCTGTGCATGTTGCCTGATATTCTCGACATGGACATCGTAATTCATCAAGTGTTTAATGTGGTTTAAAACATCCTTCTTTTCAACATACTCAGCCAGGTTAAGCTGCTGGGCCGCCGATAAGATCGATGTTAAATCTACATTTTGCGATGTTTCAAAGATTTTAAAAAGACATTTGTATATAACCTTATTTTCATCAATTGTAAAGGTCTCTTCTTCTATAAGACCTGTAACATCTAAAAAAGCATCATACCCATATCGTATCATCCCAGACAATACGGCCTTCTCCGAAGCAACGTTATTGACTGACGGGACATTTCTGTCCGAGTTTGATGAAGTCACAGAAATATGGTTCCTTTTTGAACTGCGGATCAACTTCTATATTCTTTTGGCAATCTTGACAAAATACTTTTACATTTTTATGAGCTTTTCTTTTTCTCTCCACTGGTTTGATATTGTCATTTATTAGGTCATAGCCATCTTCTTCGTCGGCGTCAAGACCAGGATCAAATTTATTTACAAATTCTTTTTTTTTAGCATTTGTTTTATCTTTATCCATCGTGAAATCCATCTCTAGGATTTCCACATTATCTTTTAACACTCCTATAATTTTTCCTAAAGACCCCTCTACGCCTTCTGGTTCAGGAGTGTTAGTCGGAAAACTAATTTCCTCACCAGTGAGTAATGAGTAACCTTCTTCAATAAGTGCGTTGTTACCAGTCTCAATACCTTCTTTTAGTTTTTGTAGGCTTTGTAGTAATTTCATTTTGTTCTCCCTACGTTATTTAATGTGTCCGACATCTTCTTTAAGGGTTCAATAAGGTCGTCATATAGCATTAATACGCTTTGCATTTTTCTCATTAATTCTCTTAACTTAAAAGCCATGTCATTCTTCTCACAAATCATTTGTTCTTTTGCTTCATATTTTGTATAGTCGGGGAACGTCATGGATGGAAGATAGTGATTAATTGCGTCTTTATATGCGGCCTCTATTTGAAAAAGTATTATCTTATTTCTATTTTTCTGGTTTGTTATTTTGCTAATATAAGCCTGTATTAAATAAGCATTATGATAAATATCTTCGGAAGACATTTCCGCCATAACACCTCTATCAATATTTAACGATTCGCAGACTGCTGGATCTAATTTTACCAGACCTAAGTTTCCGCCAATCTCATATTGACCAATAAATGCCTCAATGTCTTCAATAAGCTTTTTTTCTTCTTCGTTTATATTGAATCTATGATCAAGTTTTTCCATTGTTCTTCTTTATTGTAAGGTAGTATGATTATGGTGAAATCGTTTAACGCGCACCACTCTATTTTCTTATTGTCTCTTTTACGAGACTTCATAAAAGCAGATTTTGTTTTATGGAAGTATTGGCAGTATTCATAATGCTGCTTACCATGCACTTCTACGAGAATGTCTTTATTTGGAATAAGAAAGTCTGCGTATAGCAGACCTGTAGAAATGGTTTTCGAGCCGGGGAGAGTTACTTCTTCGTATATCTTCTCGTAAGGAAATAACTCAGAAAGTAACTCTCTAGCCCGTAAGTGATGGGATGATTTATTATCTCGTTTAGAGTTCCCTCTAGCCCTTTTAAAGGTCAGAGCATGTTCCCTCCCATCAAAGCCTATTACTTTCATGTAATATATTCTTGTAACTCAGTTTCAAGATTTTTCATGGCGTCTACGTTGTTTTCCAGAAAATCGTAGAGTTTGTTTACGCCTTGGAATTTATATTTCTTTTCTTCATACTCTTTGTCATATTTGGACATGAATGGTAGAGAATACCACGCGCCAGCTTTTTCGACAACATCAAAAGAGTCTGCCAGCTCGATAATTTCCTGAACTCCATCCAGCCCTTTACCGTAACGGAAATAGCTAGTTGCTTGTGTTCCACTAGCGCCTAGTGATGAAGTTCCAATATCCCATAGAATGATCTGACCAACCTTTTGGCCGTCTACCATCCAGGGTTCGCTTTTTTTGACAGTGATCATAGTATCAGCCTGATACTGAACCTTTATACCGCCATCAGCGACATTCTTTTTGCCCCAACCACTAGTATTAGCGATTAAGTGTCCAATTAAGATAATGATGGTTTTGGTTTTAGGTATAACCTGCCCCATCCTCTTAGTAAAGTCCGAAAGAATTTTCGGGAGTCCAGGTCGCCGTTCACCATCCACCATTGTTCCCAAATCTCTAGATGGAATAAGGCTGGACATCGAGTCTACAATTACTATGGCTTGTTCATATTCTTTCTGCTGAATTAAATTTTCAAGAATACTCAAAAACTCTTCAGCACTTAGTATCTTGTCGTCAGGAGACCTGACGATCTTCATGGAGTCCAGATCTAGACCGTTTATGCCATCTAGATTATGACCTTTTAATCTACCCTCAGCATCTAGATAAATTACTTTTCTTCCTTCTTTTTGAGCGTTTGCTGCCAATTGCAACATAGAACTCGTTTTACCAGTTTTAGGCAAACCGGTAACCGTCACCCAAGAACCCTCTTGCACACCACCATTCAGAGCAAAATCTAATGCTGGACTAATTTTTAAAGTTTTTAAATTCTTTTTCTCTTCGTACACTTCTCTGCCACTTACTATACATTTACCGATGTTTTTAACTAATTTCTTGAGTTCAGCCTGTTTCTTCTCTTTTTCTGACATAATTCTTTTCTACTCTAATTCTGAAAATAAATTCTTTTTGCCTAATGGCCTTCTAGTTTTCCTAACACTCTCATCTGATTTCTCAATAATAGTGTTATCAACTTCCTTCTGGTATTTCTCAATAATTGGTACGAGCTTCTTGTTACGAAATGATAATATATATTTAGCATCTTTAGAATCAATAGCCTTCGATATTGCCAGCATAGAGTATTTTTGGAGCAATTTATTCGCAGCTACTATTTGACCTGTGTACGACCCTTTGTACTTAGGTAGATTCCAAAATTTATCGGGTATTTTACCTTCATTACTAACATTTGCTCTTTTTTGAAATATTTTTTCACAAAGACGATTGCCGTCAGTTATTTTTGCTTCTTCATTTTCAGAAAAGGCATCAAACTGACTATCGTATTTTTTTGACGGCATTATTATAATACTTACTTTTCAAACCCGCACCACGAGTCGCGTCACCCTGTTGTGAAGCGGCCTCTGTCATGACAACCACACCGCGCCCTTCTTTTTTTATCATAAAATCATCTGTTGTAGTAGGTTTCTTTTCTTTATCATCTTCTTTTTTGTTATCTCTTTTTACTTTTTTTTGATATCTATCTATTACGGCTTCTGGGATGCCAAGCTCTATAGCTAAACTTTTCGCATCTGATTCTATATGATGATCTATATAGAACTTTTCTAGTTTATTCATCCTGTGTCTAGTGTTCTCTTTTTTCTTAACCATATTGTTTTCTCCTAGCGATAGTCAAAAATCTTTGTTCTCTAGTTTTTAGATATTTTATATACGACGTAAAGGCTTCTTCAGTGACCTTCTTAAAAGACATTTCTCTTAATTTTCTTCTGGAGCAATCCTCGCCCCAAGGGTCAATTATTGTATTCATCTTACAAAGGATGTGATGACTAATTGCGTTTATTTGATCTGAAACTTTTTCTATCTTTTTGGCGAAGCAGTGTTCATTTTCTACGCATTCTTTTCCTTGGTCGTTGTAGAACACTTCCTCGTATTGCATTGGTTTATAAAACTCATCCATTGTCAATATATCTTTCTTTTTGAATTTCGCTCATTTTTCCTATTTGTTTAATTTCTTCCTTATGTCTTTTTAGTCCAGCATTTGTATCTTCTTTAGTTTTGGCTCTTTTTTCTTGTAACTCGTATCGCCCCATTTTTTTTGTGTTTTGTTCGGCAAGCTGTCCTAAAGTCGTTGCTTCACCCCTTACAAAGGGTTGTAGCCCTCCAGAAATTAATCTTTCCAGCGTCATCTTACTGCATTTTGGACATTTCTTTTTCGGAGAGTCGTTAATACTCTGGACAACATCGTCCCATAAAAACCCACAATGATTACAACCATAGTCGTATTTGGGCATTTAATGACCTCGTATAAAATAATCGTGCATATATAAAAATAACCAGATTTGAAAAAGAAAAACACCCATTGTGATTCTGTGTGTTCTTTTTCTTCCGTCTCTTTTTGACAGTAAAAAACAATTTTGTAACATCCCTAAAACTAAAACAGTTCCCGCGACCTTCAACCCCATAAAAAGTGAGATATCATTTGCATCATACTTTATGAGCATTCTGCCTATAGGGTTCTGTTCTAGTTCAGGTAAGGTTTCTCTCCATTTTATTGCGTAATAAACATCTATAGCTGAAATAAAACCAATTAGATACCACATTGCATTAAACGTCAAGACTAAATAGGATGTTCTTCCATCCTTACAAGGTCGCATTCTATCACCTTAATACTATCATATGATAGTTTTTTAGTCTTAGGTAAATGTTTGTTTTTGTTCTTTATATAGTTCTTAGCAGCCGCTTTTGCGATACCAAGTGTTTTATAACACCACGTTTTTTTGTAAGTGCTAATTGGATTATCTTGTAGATCTCGAATAAGAAAAATCTTGTTCATCTTCCAGCGCCACCAGAATAGAACTAATTATTGAATTTCGCTGTATATCATTGTGGTTAAATTCACAAATGCCAACGCCCTTTATCTCTGTTAACTTATTTATACATATTCTTAAACCACTACCGTCTTTTAAATCAGTTTGTTTTACATCACCATTAATAATAACTTTACTATTTTCTCCAATTCTGGTGATAAACATCTTAATTTGATCTAAAGTACAGTTTTGAGCCTCGTCTAGAATCATGTAAGAGTTGTGAAAACTCGCCCCTCTCATCAGCTCCAGTGGTTCGAACTTTATTATATCCTCTTCGAGCAACTTTTTAAACTTTTTATTGCCCAAAAAGAATTTTAAATTTTCTTCCATCGGCTTTAGGTAAGGCTTGACTTTGTCGTCAATCTCACCGGGAACCGCTCCTAGATTTTTCCCCGCACAAACTAGAGGTCTTGTTACAATAATTTGCGATGTTTTTTGGCGGTTTAAATGTTGAGCAGCAATGCCCGCCGCAACAAAACTTTTTCCAGTTCCGCTAGGACCAAAACAAAATGTAATATCATTCTCTATAATAGAGAGTATATAATTCTTTTGGTTTTGAGTTTTTGCGGTTAGTGATTTTGTCCGATCTCCCTCAAGTAAGTCCTCTTGAACTTTTTTGTCTTTTCTCATATTATTTACCTGATGAACCAAAACCTGATGAACCACGATCTGTATCGTCTAATTCCTCAGTCTCTACTAGGTCGAAGTGCGGCACTTTCTGGAAGAGAATCTGCGCAATCCTATCACCTCTGCTTATAAAGTACATATTGTCTGTAAAATCAACATGTCCAGGTCTAGCGTTATATAACGCCACTTTTACTTCCCCTCGATAGCTAGAATCTACCACCCCTGCGTGTCGATGAACCCCTTTAGTGCCAAGTCCAGATCTGTCCCAGATTAATCCGGCATAACCATCTGGTATCGCAAAGGCAATTCCAGTACTAATTAGTTTCGTATCTTCTGGATAAAGTGCTATGTCCTGATCTGAATACAGGTCATAGCCAGCATCTGTTTTTCTGGATTTCGTTGGTATGGTTGCTGTGCTAGTAAGTTTTTTAACCTTAATGACCGCATCATAATCTGAAGGAATCCACACAGGTCTCGCCCCTTTATCTTTCCAGAAGTTGAAGTTTTCTGTCATAGTTTGGTTATTTCACACTGACCGCCACTGCAAGCCGATTCGCCTTCAAAATTTGTAGCATCATTTTCTTCAATAACATTTTTAAAATCCACATCTACATACTCCCTTTTGAGTTCCGTCCATAATTTATAATTATAAACATCTTTCATGCAATATGTAAGATTTTTAACCTCTGAGTTGAAATATTTATTAGAAAATTTCTTACATCTTTTGACCCATTCATGTTTAGCTTCTCCTTTTGGTTTAGAACCAATACCAAGAATAGAATCACAAGCAGCCCATAAATTGTCTTCCCATAATTTTAATGCTACCTCAATTAGTCCACCAACAAAAATAGCACCATCCCCATAATGAGAAATGATTTTACTTGGGAGATAAATTGCAGTAAATGGTGCTTGGGGGTAATCTTTATCTCCAGTTACTGGTAAAAGAGATATACCACAGAACCATTTTCTATTGTCGTAGATAAAGTCTTCTACCTCACCCCATTCTTCAGAAGTGACATTAATTGTGTTGCTAACATTGTGTACCAACCAAGGTTGAGTGCATAAGCTCTTATTAGTCCCACCAATAACCCAATTCTGCTGGGTAGATTTTACAGATTTAAGTAACTCAATAGCGCTAATTTGGTTCTTTGTTTTTGATCCAGCAGGAACCTCGACACAGAATGAAATTACATCATCCGTATCATTTGCTGACCAGACAGACTCTTCACATGCTCTGGGGTTGATGGAGCGGAAGTGTTTATAGATCTCTTCCATCTTATTAGCCTGAACACGCCTGATATACCGTTTGGCGTGGTGTGGATGGATTCCAGAGGAAGTTCCCAGGATGCAACTCGCCGTCCCTTCTGGCTTAACACAGGTGCATCTAGCGGCTTGGTTAATTCCGATCTTCTTGGCTATTTCTTTATTAACCTGTTTAACAATTTTTGCCGCTTCTTTTTGTAGCAGCGGAGACAGGCATGTCTCATGTTGTTCCATAATCCCGGTCATGGAAACGCCAATAAGAGCCTCTCTTTCAATAATGCTTTTACTAGTATTTTCTAAATAACCCACATCTGTAAAACCGGCTTGTAACGTACCAATGATAGCGGCGGCTTTTGCGGCTTTATAAAAATCTACCTCATCTTCAATCTTAGAGCAATTAATCGTAGAAAGGTTACACGCCTGCCAACCGCTTTTTCCAGTTTTCTCACACACAGGCCAAAATGAAATTTCAACACAAGGATTTACCAAAAGCTCAGTACTGTCAGAGAAAACAAATCCCGGCTCACCATATTCTTTGACGGATTTCATCAACTCAGAGAATTGTTCTGGTGTAGTCTCGTCACGAACTAATAAAGCAGAATTATTGCTACGACCTCGTTGTGGGTTTTCTTTGAACCAATTTCCAGTCTTTGCCTTCGCCATTTCTGTATCATCTGGTGAGAATACAGCAATTGTAGCTGATCGTCTCACCCCACCAGAAATGACAGCGTCGGCACTATGCATTACAATATCATAGCATTGAATTGATCTTAAGCGTTTTTGATCTTTTATAGCGTTGTCAAGAACTTCTTTGATTTTACTAAGAGCTTTCTTTAAGGGTTCTGGTCCAGGGGCTTTACCGCCATGAGATAGCGGTGTTCCAGCTTCTCTAATAAGGGAGTAATCAAAGGAGATATTTCTGCCCAAATATTGGTCTGCGGTGTGGACATTGTCGCCCCAATGAGGGGATTTGATATTGAAATAAGATCCTATCAATACACCAACAGCCTCTGACCACCCTTCAATAGAATCTTCAATCATCCATTTTCTACTACCGTCTTTTTCTTTTACTAGGGTTGGTAGCTTTTTGATGTGATGATTTTGTACTGAAAATCCTGTACCACAACCGCACAGTAGTAAGTACATGCACTCTTGGAAGAATCGAGGCCTATCACAAAAAGAGGAAATGCAATTAAACATCCTCATGTTATGTTTGAGGATAGGCGGTCCACCAAATTGCAAAGCACGTTGCGACCCCAACACCCGTCGCTTACGCATCATTTCATAAGCCCATTCAATATCTTCATGAACATCTGGAAAATCAGCATACTTCTCCAGCATCATTTTTTTGACACGGTCTACGGTTTCAGACCATGCCTCTCTTCTTTTTTTGTCGGTTAAATGTCGTGCATATTTGGAAACAAAGGTGTAGTCTTGTAGCGCTTTAATCGACATTTTTAACCTAAGTAAGAAAAATATTTATTATTGTTTTGTACAATCTCTGTCAATTTATCTATATCAAAATCAACATAAGAAATCTTAAGGCCACTTCTCAATAACAATTGAAGAATTTCTTCTTCTTCTGCTGAATAATTTTTAACCCTTATTGGTACTTCATCGGTATTGACACAGCTTCTTGGGACATACCATTCTCTAACATTATTTTGCCATAATAATTTAGAGCAGATCAAACATGGCATTCTAGTACAGTACAGTGAAGCTTTATCGATTTTTATTACTAAATTTGATAAAGCATTCGCCTCGGCATGAACGATATATTTGTATTTACCGGGGCGGGTTGTGTCAAGATCATTTTCCTCAATTCCTGAACAAAATCCATTGTATCCTCTGGAGATTTCTTTTTTCTCCGAGTTTACCAAAACTGCTCCAACTTTTGATTGATCATCGTGACTACGAAACGATGCCAAAAAAGCCGATGCCATAAAATATTCATCCCAATTTGGTCTCATCGCATTCCTGGTGAAAAAGACATTGTTCTAAATTGATCTGTATAATCAATACCGTTGTGTATATACTTTCTTGAATTGTAATCTTTTATAAACTTTTTTTCTTCAGCATTTAAATGTTCACCTCTTGCTATTTTAGAAATATTTTTAGTAGCAAATTTAAAAGTCAAGCCCAAAAGAGGATCTTTTAACACTCCTATAATTGTTCCTAAAGACCCTCCTATACCCATTGATATTAAGAGGGATGCCATACGTTACTCCTGTGGTGCGAGTTTTGGTTTCTCTTCTGATTTTAGTCCAAGTTTTTTCATCGCTCTGTTGGCAAGAAAACCTCTAATTCCACCAGTAGCATGACTAGCGCCTATTAGAGCCAATAATCCAGCGATTAACCTCTGGAAAATGCTTCTCTCTTCTTCGTCTTCATCTTGAGATTTCTGTAACTCTGCGATAGCTGGTCCCAGGTTTTTAATGACCGTGCCAGTGATCTCATCTTTTGAAGGGATGACAATACCAGCAAGATTGCCTTTAAGGTCACCAAGATCTCCTTTAAGCTCAGAAACAATAGCGTCTTTAAGAGAAACTTCCTTTTCTTCTGGTGTCTGATCCGCTACTTTGAGAGATTCCGTAATGGCCGCATATGAGCCTTTATGTACTCTTTCAAAGATAATTTCAACCGGAGTGTCTTCTGGGATTTTATCTTTGATAGACCTCTCCACTTTACCGGCAATTAGCCCTTTAAGTCCTAGACTTTGCTTCTGTACCAGCACTATTATATAGAATGGGTTTGGATCAACTCCCGCAGCCTCAGTAAATGAAGCGTATTTATTGGGCTGGGTTCTTTCATCAACGAAGAATAAGTTTGCCTTGCCTTCAAAAATTTCAGCATTTGCTCTCGCTAATGGACCTTTTATAGCTTTAAGCGCAACTGAGGCAACCTTGCTTCTGACATAACTTAATCCGGTTTGTTTGGCAGCTATAATTATTGAAACATTTTCCCAGTCAATTGCTTCTTCTATTGGTGTTGGCGCATCATCTGATGGTGGAGGTAATGGAAAATCAATGTCACCTTCGTAATCGGGAACACTAGGAACTTGAGGTGGTCCAGGCGCCGTTTCTGGAAGAATTTCCCCATCAAGATTATTACCAAATAATAAAACACCTATAGATTTAAAACCGTTTACAATAAAGCCAAGTAATGACAGCCTTCTTCCAGACGTGTAACCTGTCTGATATTTATCTGTACCTCTAGCCCAGATTGTGGGTACACCAGGAATGTCTGTGCCTGTTTTTGATTTGAACTCTTTAGCTAAATCAGAATCAGCCCATCCGTTTTCTCTGCTTTTAACCTTGATGACCCGCAACCCCTTCTCGTTAAAATAAGAAGCGGGCATTTCTCGTTCCAGCACTTTACAAGACGGACACCAATCCGCTGTAAATATAATAACATCAGCTTTATATTTTGCTGAAGATTCCGAAATCTTTGATGTGGATCTTTTCGCTTCGTATAATGCCTCTTTAGTTATACCCCATCCGCCAAAATACGAGTTATTGCTACCAATTGGAGTATCTACAGCTTGCGCAATGCCAACAATTTCATCATTTTCATTTAATAATGGGCCACCAGAATTACCAGGTGAAATTCGCATAGACGCATAATTAACATCTTCTCCATTTCCTCCAGAAATTTTACCATATGTAACAGCATAATTTCCACCAGGATAGCCTATAGAATGAACTAAAGAACCCATAGGTGGTGCCGATGGTGCGATTTTAAAAGACTTATAACCTTTTTGACCATCAGGTGGAAGATAATATACAATTGGACCGTCTGAACGATCTGTTACATAAATAAGTTTTGCAACTATATCTTTACTTGGATCTTTTTTGCTTTTAAATGTAATAGTCTGTCCAAGTCCATTAAGACAGTGCTTTGCAGTAAATAGGTAGTTTCCCTCTACCATAAACCCTGTACAACCGTCTAGTTTTAAAACTCTAGGGTCTGTACTTAGTTCTGCTTTAGCCTGAGTAACTAAAGACGTGGCGACGATTAGCGATAAAAGAATTTTCATTTCATGTTCCCTGTTAAAGTGTTTACCTTCCATCTATTGTAAATAGATATTGTAAAAGTGGACTTCTTGCTAAATCAGCAGGAGAAACCCTGTCATCTGCAAGGTAGGGAACGGGATCCATATAGTTCCGTCTCAAAGCGACAGTAACGGCAGTGGAGCATACTTTCGCTTTTGCTACTTCGTCGTCATTAAAGTTCTGTTGAAAAAG